GGTTCAGGCGCAGCCACCCCTGCTAACTCAGCATTTTCAGGTAACTTAGACTTCATCTGGAACTAACATGGCTTTACTAGGCAACCACAGCATTATCTTAAAAAACCCTGCTACCTTTATTGGCGGAACACAGGTAAGTAATGTTCGTAGTGCCTTTAATGCTATGGGGCAGAATCGCCAAAGATACTACCCCGAAACATCTAGCGGTTTACCATTAACCTCAGCTCTCCCACAAGGCTACCTAACCCCTAGCGCATGGATGATACCTTACCGAGTAGGTGGTATGTCTATGAGCGATATGAATGGTACAGCCACGCTCACAGGCGTAGGAGTATCAGGACTAGAGGGTACAGTTACAATGGCTGGTACTGGAGTTTTAGAGGCTACAGGCGGTCTATTAGCTGGACTTGAAGTAACTATGGCTGGTAGTGGCGACTTAACTGCTATAGGTGGTGGACTATTAGAGGCTATCGTAGAGATGGCTGGCTCAGGTTCACTATCGGGTGCATTAGGTGCAACTGCTGGTATGACTGTCGAGATGGCAGGTGTCGGCACAGCATCTTTCGCCCCAAGTGGAACAGGAGAGATGGAAATAACTATCTATGTAAACGAATCACAGGCAACCACCGATCAGATTGTAGCCGCTGTATGGAACGCTATCGCCTCGCAATATGACTTATCAGGAACAATGGGAGAGAAACTCAACGCCGCCGGTACAGCGGGCGACCCCTGGACAACAGACTTGTCTGGTTACAACACTTCTGGTACGGCCGGGAAGATTCTCAAAGATGCCGGCGATGATGCTGAGTTGGCGGCAATTAAGTAAGTAAACAGGGTACACTAAAAACATGGCAACGAAACCGAAGAAGGTCAAAGACGAGACAGAGAAGGCGCAAGTTTGGCGACAGCGCTACGATATTGCAGTAAATAACCAAGAGGCAATGTTCTCTCGGTTTGCTAAGTGGTTTGATCTGATGCACGCCAATGTTAATGATGACAATATGGCGCTCTGGCGATCTAAGGTCTTTATTCCTATCATGGCTTCTAAAGCCTGGAACCTGGTATCTAAGTTTGTAGGCTTAAAGCCGGGCTTTGAAGTAGCTGTACGCGACCCAGAACCAATGGATGAACCACCAGAAGAGATTAAGAACGACCCCATCCTCTACCAGCAGTTTGAGAAAGCCCAACAGGAACGCGTCAATGAACTCAAGAAACAAGCTGAACGCGTACAAAAGAAGCTCGCCTACGATTACGACAATCCCAAACTTGACGAGTCGATTCGCGATAAGATGCTGGCTCCCCTGATTGATGCGGTAGTAACTGGTACCGGTCTGGCAAAAGTTCCCTGGAACGTCAAGAAGCACTCCCGCTATGAGCGCATGATTGGTGAAGATGGCACAGTTGACCTGACCCAAGAGAAAGTCTATGAATCTTCCTATGGCTGTAATGATTTAATTCCAGTTAATATCTTTAACGTGTTTGTTGCTCCAACTGCAACGAACCTGTATTCAGCTCCCTGGATTATGATTAAAGAGTATAAGACCAAGAAAGAGTTGGAAGCCGCCAACGAAGGTAATACTATTTATAAGAATCTCGCCTCACTAGATGACTCCCGCGCTACCTCAGACCAGTTTGCCTCACAGAAGCGCTCCCGTAACCGCCTGGTCAACTCTGAGGATCCGATTGTCCAGGATAAGACCCTTGACCTGATTGCCGTCTACGAATGTTACGAGGGTAATATGATTTACACCTACGCCGATGCTGGCACCAAGAACGGTCAACCACTCCCCTGGGTAGAGATTCGCCGTCAGAAGAACCCCTACTGGCATGGTAAATACCCTCTTGTTAGATTCCAGGTCAAACAGCGCCCACACGACTTCTGGGGTGAGGGTATCTTTGAAGTTACCGAACGCTTACAGAGTGCGGTGAATGACGTATTCAACCACTATATGGACAACTACAACCTCTCAAACGATGGTATCTGGCTGATTGAAGAATCCTCGAACGTCGAGAACTTTATCATTCAACCAGGTGGAGAAGTCTACTACTCAGGTACGGCTCCACAACCAGCTCGCTTGCCTGAACCAAACCCAGGTGGGGTGCAACTCGTCAACGAGTTCTTGAATAAGTCGATTGACGAAGCTACTATCTCCGCCTACGCAACGGGTATGCCGAACTCAGCCGTCGATAAGACGCAAGGTACTGCCTCGGGCATTATGCGCTTACAACAAGCCGCTGGTGACATCATCTCGTTCATGCGTGAGAACTTCCAACAGTCCATTCGTCAGATAGGGAATATGTGGCTCTCGAATAACCAACAGTTCTTAGATCGCCCTGTTACAATTCCAGAAGCTGATGACCAACTGGTCGTTCACCCTAAAGACTTCCAGGCGGAAATGGAACTCCGTATTGATGACGCTTCGATGATGCCCGTCTCCAAAGAAGATGGTCGAGCTATGTATGTACAATTTATCCAGCAGACTCTGGCCTTACAGCAAGCTTCTGTCGCCCAATCCCAGCTCTCCCAGACCCCACCACTGGAACTCGACTATGATGAGATATTCCGCGAGTTAGCAGATAAGTTTGGCGTCAAGAATATCGAATCAATCCTGATTAACCCTGAAGAGAAGCAAGAGCAGATGATGGAAGAACAGGTCGCTCAACAACTCCCACAGAGTATGCAAGAACCTGGTATGGAACAACCAGGAATGGAGCCGGGTATGGAACAAATGATGGGAGGACTCAATGGCTAAGGAATTAAACGAGCGCGAGCGTCAACTCGAAAGCTTTGGCAAACAACTCGACAAATCAATTAAACTCGAGAGCCTACGAGCTAACGATGGTTGGAGCGTAATTGACGAGGTACTTGATGGTTTGACTGTCGAATTTTCAAGTCTTATCTTAAATGGTGACCCAGCCGACCATGATACTTATCTGGTCAACCGCGCCAAACTCGATGGTGTGCGGGCTGTACGCAACCGTTTCAATAAGATACTTGCTGAAGGGAAACAGGCTAGTGACGCAATCAACACCATCAACTCCTGAACCGATTGACGTAATCATTGCTGAGGTGGATCCTACGATGCCACCAACTGTTGATGAGAACGGTAAGAAGCACTTTGCTTACGGGGCTACCCAAACCTTTAAGAAAGAGGACATGGTAACCCTCACCAAAGCGGATTGCCAGCATGACTTTGAGCCTGACCATGATGATGAGACTGACTTCTATATTGCTATGAGCTGTCGGCTCTGCCCGTTAGGCTATTTAGCCCGTAAAGAGGGTATAGACAACTCGAGTAAATGACTTAGGCTAAGAATAGATGACAGACACTAAATGGAAGGAATTATCATGAACCCAGATGTTGCAACAGAAGCTCCCCAGGAGCAAGCTCCCGAGCCTACTCAGGAAGTAGCGCCAGAGCCGGTACAAGACGTTGTGCCAGAACAGACTGAAACTCAGGAACCAGTGGCTCAAGAGCCAGTTGTCCAAGAGGCCAGTCAAGAACCTACACGAGAGGTAGAGGAGTACGAGGATTACGACTACACCCCACCTCAGATACCGCAATACCAGCAACCACCCGTTGACATCAATCAGTTGCCAATGGATGCTGAAGGGAACATTGACCCGAATGCTTTTGCACAAGCCATTTACCAGCAAGCGCAAACCGCAGCCGTAGCTCAAGCCCGACAGGAAGTTGCTGACCAACTGCGAGAACAGAAGTTATGGGAGCAAGCTGAAAAAGCCCACCCCGAACTGCGTGATGACCGCGCAATGAGAGAAATGGTTAAGAACGCTCGCCTCGGTGAGATGGCTGCCTCTCTCGGTCAGAAAAACCCTACTCCTAAACAGATTGCTGACAAACTCTTCCAACGAGTAAACTCAGCCAAACAACAAGGAGTAACCCAGGCGCAGGAGAATGTCCGCATTCAAGAATCTGCTACCCTGGAAACCGCATCGAATGTCGCTAAGACCGATGGGGTAGAATCTATCCGACAGGCTATGCAATCTGGTGATGCCAGAGTGCGTGAAGATGCCAACCGACAATATCTGCGCCACCTGATAGACTCAGGTGACATCGCAATCGGTGGATAGGCAAGGACTTATCCAATGGTAAGTCGCTCAGCTACAGGTCGATAGCAGAGCCCAAATAAACTAACACGAGGATTCTATACATGGCACAAGTATATTCGTACGATTCAAACGCACGAAAAGAAAGTCTCTTGAACCTTATTAGCAACATCAGCCCATTGGAAGTTTCACTTCTCAATATGCTCGGCAAGTCTAGCGCAAGCAACACCATGCACGAGTGGGTAACTGATACTCTTACTGCACCAGCAGCCCAGAGTGTAGTTGAAGGTTCAGATCCAACTTACGCTAATCGAACGAACCCTACACGTGTTCAGAACCAGACCCAAATCATTCGCGTTGACTTCCAAGTCACTGACTCAGAGCGCGCCCGGAATTACCCAGGCTTTAAAGACCGCTACGCCTATGAAATGGAAAAGGCGATGAAGGAATGGAAGAACAACACAGAATTTAACGTTCTGCGATCTACCATTGCTACCGGTACTGGCTCAGCCACCCGTACACAGACAGGGCTCAAGGCTTCGATTACAACTGTAGCTACTAGCCAATCAGGTGTTTCTCTTTCAGAAAACACTTTGAACGACTACCTACAGAATGCCTGGAACCAGGGCGGAACTCCTACTGAAATTTTGGTAGGACCACGTCTCAAGCGTCGTATTTCTAGCTTCACAGCTAACACGACTCGCCAGACAGAAGCTGTATCAAAAGAGCTTGTCAACGTTGTTGACACCTATGTATCTGACTTCGGAGTTGTACGCGTAAACCTACACCGTTACATGACGGTATCTGGTGACACGAACCATGACATTCTGGGTATCCAGCCTGACAAGTTCCGTATCGCATACTTCCGCGAGCCAGAACACGTAAGCCTTGCAAAGACCGGTTCTTCGACTAAGGGTATGATTGAGGGTGAACTCACTCTCGAGTACCTAGCCGAGAACAGCTCATTCAAGGGTACTGCACACCTTTAAGGGTTGCCGCTCTGCCCCTTTAAGCATCCAGGGGCAGTCGGGAGGACTTATAAATGGATGATGACCTGAAGAAAAAGATTAGTAAACTGATTGACACCAAGAGTGGACCTGAACTCTGGCGTGAGGCAGTTTATGAGGCGGTCAAAAACAACCCTACGATTGCTCATGAAGTGAATATGGTAATTAAGGACAATAAAGCTCGGCGTGCACTCTTAGCCGATCAGAAGTATGGTACCAACGAAACTGGATCTATGCGTTACGGACTTAGAATGCCGTTCTCGGTAGAGGCGATTCTTGCTGTAATTGACCCAGATAAATTCCCAATGACCAACACCAACGGCTACAAGAAAACCATGAAAGACTTGCGTAAGGTGTTCCCTGAATTTACGATTGCTGAACGCAACTAGTTGGTAAAACAGCTACCATAGAGATATGGCAATCACACAGACAGACGTATTACTCCGCATGAGCTACCTGCTCGGCGAACAGACTATTCCAACTACTGGCATAGAGGACCGCAAGCAGTTTATTAACGACGCGCTGGAGCGGATTTACCGTTCGTACAACTTTAATGAGGCTTTTGCTATCGCTACGGTGGCGATTACGGCTGGTGCGGGTACGCTCCCCTCAGACATCGGTGAATCTCCAAGTATTGACGTACGAGTGATTAACGCTGGTTCCGATAATGATTACGTGTACGAGCAAATCCCTTACGAGGATCAGGACAAGTACGTTGACGGTGACTACAAATACTGGCTAACAGGCTCAGCAGGAGATTACACCCTCAACACCAAAGACGCTCAAAGCCAGGTTATTGTTCGCTACATTCAAGAAGCCCCCTCAATTAACGCCTCTATCTCAACGACCTTTCCAAGTGCGATGACGATTGCACGTGGCGCTTTAGTGTACTACCGTTTAGCTGAAAACCCTGATGCTGACACTTCACAAGACGAGGCCTTTTTCCAGAAAGAACTCCAGGAAGTTATCTCACGTCAAAACCGCAACCGCCCTGTGCGTCGGGTTAAATCAGTTATGGAGCTGAACAATCACTATACGGGTAGGATCTGACCATGCCTCGCGTTACTATTCCTGCCAAACGCGGTTCTCGTAAGATACCCGAAACTCGTACCATTAACCCAGGTCGTGGGCTCAATACCCTTATCTCTGACAACCTCATTAAAGACGAGGAGGCCTCAGCCCTTAATAATGTGGTGTTTGTGGAGTCAGGAGCGATTACCAAAGCCCCTGGTCTCACAGAGATTGGTACAGGTCTTTCTAATAACCCGAAAGGACTAGCGGCGTTCTACCCTGGGACAAGTCGCTATCTGATAACAGTTGACGGTACCAGCCTTAAATACCTCAACGGAGCCAACTGGACTGCGATTGCAGGGGCTTCGTTTACCGCAGGCAAACAGGTTAATTTTGTGCAAGGTAATGATACCCTCTACATTTGGGATGGTGATGCGGCTGGGTGTTCACTAGATTCGGCTCTCACCCTTACCCGTCTAACAACCGCTCCGCGAGCAGCTTTTGGGATTTACTATAACTCGGTGCAAATTGTATCGGGTGTAGACACCAAACCGAACCGCATCTATGTATCGGACTCGACCACCAACTTAGGCGACTTCACCAACAACTCCGGCACCCTCTCAACCGCTGGTGAAGTACCTGGAGCGAGTGTATTCGCTTCTCCTGGTACCACAGGGGCGAAGTTCTATGATATTAACCCAGGTGATGGCGATAAGATTACCGGCTTTGCCAAGTATCAAGGCGTGCTGATTATCTTCAAGGAACGCTCCATCTACCAGTTCAGCTTCGACGCATCAGGTAACGGTACTGTCACTCAAGTAACGGGTTCTTCAGGCTGCGTCTCCCACAAATCCATAGATAACGTCGAAAACGACATCTTCTACCTGTCTCGACGAGGCTACTACGTACTCGGAAACGAACCTAACTACTTTAACTCTATTCGCTCGAATGAGCTCTCGAGCCGTATTAACCCAACCATTCAGACGATTAGCTCAGCTAACCTGCCTCGGGTGGCTTCTATCTTCTCCGACTTCCGTTTCTTCTCCTCGATTACCTCAGGAAGTGCCACCAATAACAATAAGACCTTGATCTACGACCGCCGCTATCTCGCCTGGACCCAAGTAGATTACATCAACGCTAACTCGTTTACCGAATACATCGACTCCACTGGTGCAAAACACCTCTATTTTGCCTCAGACGACGAAGCCAAAGTCTATGAGATTGCTGAAGGGAACTACAATGTTGACGGCTCGACTGCGATTGACTCTTACTGGACCTCAAAAGCCTTTGATATAGGTAAGTTTGATCTGGCCAAACGCTGGATAGACGTGACAATTCTGTTTCGTCAGGTAACCGGTACGGTCAATGTAACAATTTACTCCGATAACGGCTCGATTGCCAAAACTACCTCGATTGGGGCTTCTTCTGGTGCAGACGGAGCGTTCGGCAGTGAGTTACTTGGTGCGCCAACCTTTGGTGGCTCGGGATTAGCTGGTTCTGGAGCAACTACTAATAACATTCCCTATAGGATTAAGATAGGAACGAAGAGTCGCACAATAAAAATCAAGTTTGATTGCCCTGGACTGAATGATACGTTCACGATTTTAGGGTTTGTATTCACCTACGTACCATATTCTCACTACAATTTCGATAGCTCACTGAAAATTTACTAGACTTTTGGTAAAAACAGTATGATAGGGATAGATGGGTTGGTTCTAATGATTAAAAGGAGAGATTAAATAATGGATAGTTCAACCGGAGGCGGTGGCGGCGGAAGCTGGGGTGGTGGCGGTACCATCTACGCCTTCAATAAAGCACAGTATGTACCGGATAAAAATTCATTTTATTCGATTGTTCAGCAGTATGAAGATGCTGGCTACTCACCGAAGCAAATAGCTGACCAGTTCTCAAACAACCCGTTTGGTGTTTCTTACCAGGAACTTTTTAATGGTTCTTCTGCTCGTACCACCTCAACTGGTAGTGGTGTGGCTCGCCCAGCATTTGTTTCAGCCAACCTCAGCGATAAACTTGGCGCCTTAAACCAACTCTATGACCTTATCTACGGCGATCTCAGCAATCTCACCCAATCTCGTAAGTCTGACCTTGAAAAACAATATGGCGAACAACGCGGTAACTTGCAAACTCAATACGAAAAGAACCAAGCCGTACTGCCGAACGCCTTTGTAGCTCGTGGTACCCGCTACTCCAGCGACTACGAAAACGCGGCTCGTGACTCGGCTGACACCTATAACCAGAACTTAAGCTCCATTCAGCAAGACCAAGACGCAAAGATGGCGCAAATTGGCCAGCAATACCAACAGGCTCTATCTGGCTACCAATCAGCCCGCTCCAACCTGAGCTCGTTTAATCCAAACTTCTATGGCTCACAGGAAGATTTGAACGCAGTACGCGGACAACTTGACCAACAAGCTAACAACCTATCAGCCGAACGCTCCAAGCTGATGACTGACTCCCAATACCGCAACACGCTCAATAACATCGCCCCAACCCAGAACATGGGCGCGTCGGCTCTCCAGGAGCAACTGGCGAAGATTACCAACAGCTCTATTCCCGGTTACGCTAAAGACACCATCGCAAAGGGCTTGATTAAGCAGTCTGGTGAAGATCCAAACTTCTACACCGACTACTACGAGAAGCTTAAGGGTGGGTTATCAACCCCACTAGAATAGGGGGTTTATGGATTTTCTCAAGAAAGCTGCTAACTGGTTAGGTGGAGCGTTTTCTCAGGGTGCGCGCGTAGTCAATAACTTCAACCCTGCCAGAGTTGGCTATAACATTGGCCGACAGGTTCGACGTAAGCCCGAACAACCCCAACCCCAACGCCAAGCTCCCCCACCACCACGCATCGACTACCAAGCAGCCATGCGAGCTTTGCAATCATTACAGAATAAAAACCAGCGACAGATTCTCAGCAACGCCAACCCAACCAACATCACCAAACCTTTCTTGGGAGTCACCCTCGGCGATATTGCCCGTCAAGTGCCTAAAGCCACTGGCCAAGTAGTCGGTGGTACGGCTGACTTTGCTACTAAACAGTTCTTCCCTTCTACTCGCAAGCTGGCTGAAGGTGGGGTCAATACCGCTCAAGCCCTACAGATGCGTACTAACTTACTGGCTAACCAACTCCAGGGGAAGCGGGTAAATCAGAATTACTTAAACCGTATCGCACAGTTAGAGCAAAAAGGGCTAGTACCAGAACGAGTCCGCACTGGCAAAGCTTCAGTCGGTGAGTTTGGGCGTGAGATTGTCAAGACTGGTACTCCAGTAGGCTTAGAAGTAGCCCCCTTCTTAGGTGGTGCGACACAGGGGGTAGCAAAACTTGGGCTCAAACAAGCCGCCCCTAAGATCCTGAAAGAGGGACTTGTCTACGGTGGTACTAAAGGCGCTTACACGCTTGGGTTTGGTGAGGGCGATATTAAGCAACGTGGTAAGCAAGCCGCTACTGATGTGGCTATGGGTCCAGTCTACGAACTGCTTGGGTATGGTTTTGGTCGCGGGGTCGGTAAATTAAAAGGTGGTAAGAACGCTGATGCAGTTATCCAGGAGCGCTTAAAGAACCGCCCAGCTAACTTACGGGCAATAGAACAGAACCCTAACCTATCTAACGCTCAACGCTTGG